TCAATCGTTCCCGTAGCATTGGAGAGTGTGTTCATAGCGGTAGTGGCATTGCCCAGGTTAGAGATACCCTTCAACTTGGAAAATACATCAAGAGCGACTACCAAACCGCCCAGGATTTCCAAACCGCCAATAATCAGAGCCACCTTGTCCACACCGCTCCAATCGCCTTGCTTGATAGCGTCCCAATTTGTAGCGATCTCACGGATGATGGTGGTGAAGCCTTGAATGGCTACGCTCCATGCCGCCAACTTGATATTTCCGGTGAACACGCCGATACCAATGGCGATATTAGTCAATCCTCGGATGACAGTCAGGGCATTTTCCGCATTGACACCGTTCTCCGCAATGTCGCTGATACCAATGACGATCTCACCGATACCCTGAATGACTTTCAGCGCACCACCGACCTTCAAACCGCCGAGCATAATCAGAGCGTCCCCCACCATACCGGCAAAGGAACTAATCATACCGGCAACATTCTGGAAGGTAGGGCCGTTGTCCAGGAAATCTTTCAGATACCTTTCAAATTCCTTCAAATCAGCAAGGAACATGGACAAACCGAGAACTTTGAAGTCCAGTTTGAAGGCAAAATTCTTGGAGTTCAGTTCTTTCAGAAGTTTCAAGGCCGCTAAAAAATCCTTGGCGACCTTCCACGCCAAAATACCCGCCGCAATACTGGTCACAGTGGAAAGAACACCTTTCAGGTTTTCTTTAAGCTCGTCAACCTGGGAATTGATGTTCTCAAAAATGCTCTCGTCCCACAGTTTATCAATATCAAACTCACCCTCGTAGCCTCCACCGGAAACACCGGCACCAGCTCCCCCGGCTCCCTGATTAGGGTCAAAAACATTCAGCTCGTCAAAACCAGCGGTGTACTGTTTCAGCTTCTTTGCGGCACCCGCAGCGTCACCAAGGTTATCGGCCATGTCCCCGGCTGCGGAGGCACCAGAGCTGACTCCGAAATCCACCGGCTTCAAGTCAATGCCAAAGAGTTGTGCCAGAGCCGCAATCGCTTCCCCAATCAGCTCCACAAAGGCTTGCACATAGGGCAAAACCTTTACCAAAGCAGGAAGAAGGAAAGAGCCAAATGCCTGGGACAGAGAAGTAAGCTGTTGGCGCAAAGTTCTCATAAGTCCTTCTGCGGTAGTCATCTCACGGGCATAAGTGCCAATCAAATCTTGCGCCTTAGCCTGGTCAATCAGGGTCAGATACCGCAGATAGGACTTCAATTCCTCGCTTGCGCTTTGAGTGCTGTACGCAATACCGTAATTTGCCGCCGTGATCTTCAACTGAGAGTCCACGATGGTGAAACCGGCTCTACGGATGGGTTCAACCTCACCGGCAATAGCAGAGCGCACAGCAACGGCAGTGTCTTCAAAACTTTTGTAAATGTCATTGTAACCGGCCCAAATATCATAAGTCAGCTCGGTATAGTTCATAGCCATAGCCGCAGCGTCCTTCTGTGCGACACCGAAGCCTTTCAGCATAGTGCCGTAGATGGAAGCATACTGCATGAACTGTTGAACATTGATTTGCAACTCAGCGTTCAGGCGGTTAATCCACTTGTAATTTTCTTCTGCCTCTTTGCCAAAAGCTCGACCAAAGCGATACATGATACCTTCCCATTCGGAAGCCTGATACATATATCCGGCAAGCGCGGCACCAATTCGATTAGAGGCGTAAAGTACCGTGGAAAGTTTGATACCTGTGAGAGCGTTAGACCACGCTTTAGTACCGGTAGTGGCCCGGTTTACAGAATTGTTGTACCGGTCTGTGCTGGCAATCAACCTCTGTATTCTGGACGGAAAGGCGGAAAATCCATTGGACACCTTCTGCATTTCATCCGCAAAAGGCTTCATAGCGGCGGCAAGCTCCTTCATCTGGCGAGTGAACTTGTCAACATCTGCCTTTTCCAACTCGTCAATCAATGCCGGGAGTTTTCCGAGCTGATTGATGAAGGAAGTCATGTTGGCTCTTCCAAGCTCAGACAGAGGACGCAGACCATCTACAAGGGTTCTGATCTTGTCCCCGTCCGTCCACTTGACATTTTTCAGGGCGGCATTGAGAGCGTTAAGCTGATTAGGGATAGAACTGGAAATCTTGACCCCTCTGACCTGTTCCAATGCTCTCAGGCCGGAGGCAATCTGCGTCAACTTCCGGGACATATCACCGCTGTTCAGGCCGGAGAGAGCGTTCTTCAATTCCCGAATACTCTTGCTGGTGCTGTCAAGCCCCTTGACGCTGCTGCCGGTCACAGATTTCAACCCGCTCAGAGCCTTTTTCAGATTTTCAAGCCCGGCTACGGCCCCTGCGCTGTTCTCTTGGATTTGAAATTCCAAACCCTGAATTTCCACATTATCAGCCATTTACGCCACCACCTTTCTCCTGAAATTTCTTGTTGAACGACATAGCCAATGCTTGGAAATAGGCTTTTGCCTTTTCGTCCTGCTTTTCCTGTTTGGCCTGCTCCTTTTCCCCTTTCTGCATGGTGTTCAGCGCAAACGGCTGATCGGGATAAGGCACAGCCTTGGTGCCTTTTTTCGCAAAAGCCCGAAGGATGGGGGCCAGATTGCCAATCGCCTGATAGATATACATTCCCAGCAACCACGCATCTTGATTTTTCAAATCTTGTCGAATTTTTGCGGCTTTACGGTAGTATTTGACAAGCTCACAATCTCCGTCCCAATATTGTTCGGCAGTCATACCGATTGCCAAGTAGAAGGGGAACACTTCATAAAACTTTTCCGTGTAAGCGAAACGGGGAGCGGGGCGAACTACGCCACCGCCCCCTCGTTCATCGGACTGCAACCCGCTTACCAGTTGGCAGTCCAGTCCATGTTTCCCTCGCTACCCTCGTCAGGAGTAGGCTCTTCCATCAGAGAGAGAATGGGTTCGTTATACATCTCCACCAGTTTCGGCAGAAGCTCGTCTTTCCGGGGCAGACGGGCATAAATGCGGTCAATGACCTCTCTCTTTACGAAGCGGTGCCGAGCGATAAACGCACCGGCAAACAGAGCCGGGAGCATGGTCATGGGCTTGCGGTCAACATCTTCCGCAATGAAGCCCTGCTTCTCCATGATCTCTACGGTCTTGCGGGTATATTCCAGCGTATAACTCTCGCCGGAAACAGGGTCTTTGATTGTCAGAGTCTTAGCCATGATAAATCCTCCTTATCGTCAGGCCGTTGTGATTAGGTGTCAGAGAAAGTGATGGGGGTAGACGGGGCAATGGAAATGTTCATGTCCACGACCTCGTTTACACCACCGCCCACAGGGAATACAGACAGTTGGCCCTTAAAGGCGAACTTGCCGTTGGAGCCATCAGGAGTGACAACACCACCGGACTCGGTTCCACCGAACCAGACGGCATAGCTGTCTTCCTTACCTTCCAGCTCTTTCAGCTTCTTAAAGGTAGCCATATCGTAGTTTGCCGTGAAGGACAGGCCGTCGAGGGATTGAATACCGGCAATATAGGTCTGCATATTGTCGGACAGCGTAGTGGTTTCCAGCATTTCGGGTTCACCGCCCAGGTCGGGGAACTCCTTAATGTCAACCAGCTTTTCATAGGTTTCTTCGGGGGTAGTCTTCTTTTTCATCAGAAAGACCTTATAGGTGCTAATCGCCATTTCAACTTACCTCCTGTAAAGATTTGTACCGTCTGTTTCTGCCCGATACCGAGCTACAAGGCGGTAGATACTTGCGTTCTCTAAGTTGGGGATAGGGGACAGGGAAATGCGGGTGAAATTACGCTGATACATGAGATCATCAATGACCTTCATGATGTTCCGGCATTGGCTTTTCTTACTGGTCGATTTATTGGAATAGACATTTACCTCATACATCAGCGTTGCGAACTGCTCTTTGTCGCTGGTACTTAAATGTTCCAGAGTGGGGTAATTGTCCTGTTCTACGATACTCACATGAGGAAAAGCGGATGGAGCTTTCACATACTCGCCGCTCACATCAATACCAGGAAAAGTTTCCCGGAGGGCTACCGCAATCGGTGTGTAGATTTGACTCTCCACATCAATCATCGAAATACCTCCTTTGCCAGTCCGGGCAAGATACCCTCCAAGTGTTTTACAGTTTCATACATGGACATATTGGCCGGATTGCCCTGGGTGATGACTACTTCCTTTCCGTCCTTTTTAGTGTGAACAACACCATTCGTACCGGGTTCTCCGTAGTAACCCCAAGACGGCTGCTTACCGTGACCTGCCCCATATTCTCCACGGCGCATACCCTGTTCTGCGGCTTCCGGGTGGTTATCCGGGTAGGTCACGCCGGTGCCGAACTCAATGAAAAGTACCGATGCCCCCACAGCGACCACGGCCCGAACTCCGGCCCTTCTCTGCTCCACAGACACAGACACATCATTGGTGCCGTCATACGCTGCCTTTGCGAAGTTGGCGGAGGCTACCGACAGACCTTCTTGCGCCAACCTGTCCAACAGAACACTTGTCTTCGCTTTCAACCAGCTTTGATACCGGTTAATCTCTCGAATGGCGTTGTCAATACCGGCCACGGATAAAGGAATTTTGATTGTCTTCACGATACCGTCACCTTGCTCACAGCGTAAGAGATGGAATTGAGGCTCCTTGCAACACGCTTCACGATGTAGTCATAAAGAGGATTTCCGTCATCGTCATATTCAGGTGATTTGTCGATGAACAGGACGGTATTTTCATCAATCGGGCAAGTGAGATCGTCCGTGACAATCACTTTGTCATAAGAGATGAAGTTGCCAAACTGTTCCACCTGAGCTGAACCGGTTGCGGCGGAAACATTGTCCCGCCGTTTCACGGCCTCTTTGTAGACCACACGGGTATCGCCCGTTTCATGACCCTCTTCATTCTTTACCGGCTCTTTTCTGTCATACAGCAGATACCAGTAGGCAGATTTGTTGCGCTCCATGACTCTCATACCACCGGTTCCTTTCCGATAAGGCTGGCACAGGGAACAATCTCACGCAGTAGCGTAGGTGGCACATCTCCGTCCTCGTAGGAACGGGAAATACCGTTCTCGCTGTGCGCCGTTTCTCCCTCAGCCCCACGCTTGTTCACCAGATAAGCGGCGATCTCCACTTGATTGTAGGCATACCGGTCTGGAACCACGGTCACGGTGCTGTCAAAGGGATAAGCCCGTTTCAGGACTTTGTTTCCAGCGATAGAAAGGTAGGTGGAAAGTACACTCTCGTCCTTCTCGCCGGTCATAGCTTTCAGCATGGTCAGCTTTTCAGTATCGGTCATGACTTTCCACCTATCCTTTCCTTAGCCAGCAACTACTTCCTTGGTAGCAACGGGATTGGTTTCATCGTTAGCAATGAACACGCTCCGGCTGTACTTGGGAGCGGTGAAGCTCTGAGCAATGCCGGTGAACTTGCCGTGATACCACTCAGGGCCATGGTCAAGACCAATCTGACCGAAGAGCTGATACTTCTCACCGGCACCGGTCTTCGCCAGAGGCTCCAGGAAGAAGTTGCCCTTTCCGGGGACAGGCTGGTACACGGGAGCGATCACATTCAGGTTCAGCAGCAGAGCCGTACCAGCGGGAAGACACTCGCCCAGGTACAGATACACCACGCCGATGGGAGTGACCACACTGGACAGGGCGATACCGTTGATCTCACGGGCAGCAGGAACCACGGTAAGGCCATTCTGAACAGCGTCAGCATTGACCTGGAACAGCGTGGTAGCGTCACACCACAGGCACAGGCCATCGGTGGGAGCATTGGCACCGTAAATCTTCTTCACCATGTCAGCAATGTCCCACAGGCCGAGAGGCTTGCTGGACATGGCCTTGGTGTTGGTGGTAATCGCCTCCACCAGTCCACGGGTCTTGTTGATGGTGGCATCAGAAGTGGCCTTGTTGAAGGTTCCCCGAATAAAGGTAAACTCAATATCCCGGTTGACCTTCTGCATCTTCGCCGCAACCTGGAAGTCCAGTTCATTGATGGGATTGGCCTGCTGGTTGGCAACATTCAGGCCAGACAGGGTGCCCATGTTGGACTGCTTGGCATAGGAAATGCCTACGGCCTCCATGAAAATCTGAGTCACATTGGTCTTCTGGGTGCGGGTAATCACACTCGCCTCCGGTGCCGTCAGAGAAGCGGTTTCACTGATAGCAGGCTGCTCGCCGCCGCCAGTGGTGTACTCCTGGCCGGTCACAAACTCAACATGATTGGTGGTCTTAGCCCTGCCGCCGATGATGGAGGACAGGGGACAGCGGGTATTACCCTTATTGAAGAGCATACCGGAGTAATTCAGTACCCCGAAACTGGTAGCCAGAGTGTCGGACATAAATCAATCTCTCCTTTACTGGTTATTCACCCTTGGCTTCGGCCTCAGCCTGGGCTTTCAGGCGTGTATAGTAGGCGACAGCGGTAATATCACCGTTCTTCTGCGCCTCTTCGATCTTCTTACCGTAATCTACGGCATCCTCGGTGCCAGAGCCGGAACCGGCACCCGCACCGGGCTTAGGGGTCTTTTTGATTGCGTCAGCTTTGACCTTCTTCGCATACTCTTCGAGGAACTTGCTCTGGTTGGCAAAGACCTTAGCACTATCGCCGTCAGCCAGGGCCTTAGCGGTTTCCTCAGCCAGGGCCTCGTCGTAGCCTTGGGCTACAAACTTGGCTTTGTACTCAGAAACGGTCTTGCCCTTACGGAGATCGGCAAGCTCCTGTTCCATCTGAGCCAGCTTGTCAGCGTCTTCCTGCTTCTTCTTTTCCTCTTCGGACAAAAGAGCATTGTGCTTCCGCTTCCACTCAGCGGCCTCAGAATTGGCCTTGGAAAGAGCGTTCTTCTGCTTTTCCAGCTCTGCGGAGTTGTCCTCGTACTCAAACCCTTCCAGAGCGGCCAGCTTCTGCTCAGGGGTCATGTTCGCATACCCCTCAATCTTGCTGGTGTCAATCTTTGCCATAACAAATACCTCCTGCGTTTAACAAGGCTGTTCACTCAGCACTATTTTCCGTTTTTGGTAGGGTTTTCTCCCCTTGCGATTAAGGTCTTCCCTGACCATTCAAAGCCTTGCGGCCTTAAAACCAAAAGAAAAAGAGCTACCGGCAAAAGCGTTTCCGCTCTTACCGATAGCCCGTAGTGGCTGTTACCGTCATCTCTCTATGACGGCCTCATATTTCTTTTTACTGGCGGTTTCCCAAACCACCACTTTGCCGTTTCTCACGGCAATCTCTACTCCCTTGCCACGAGAGAGGATTTCATTGATCTCCTGAACTGCCTTTGCTGTCAGGTTCACTACCGGATTCATCCCCTTCACTCTCCCTATTATTCTGTTGCTTGGCGGCAAACTCCGCCGCCTTTTTCTCCTGCTCTTCCGCATACTCCATGCTCATTTTGTAAGCAACCTGGGGGTCAGAGAACATTCCGCAATGGATAAAGGCCAGAACCGGAGCAATTTTAGGATTGTTCAGCATGGTAATCAGCACATTAGCCTTTTCCGAGATATTCTCATAATTGCGGCGAGTGAAACGAATTTCAATAGCAGAGAGCTTCAAGCTCAGATCGCTCAAGTTGTCGCAGATGCGAAGAAGGATTTTCAAAAACTCCTTCTCTGACTTCTTAAACATCAATTCGCTGTCCTTAGCTCTTGCCTCTGCCGCAGACCAACCATCTCGCATGATGACGGCAGAACCGGTGTCGCTGGTGGAAGAACCGCCATTTCGGTTCGGCATACCGCAGATCGTGAGAACTGTATTATACATACTGTCCACAAGGGTCTGCGTTTGCGTCTGGTTCAGTTCAGCAGTCAGGTACTCAATCTCAGCCTTAAACTGAGGGTCAATGTCTTTGTACTTGATTGCGCCCTCTTCCCGCAGATCACGATAATCCGAAGAAGAAATATCGACATTGTGGAAAAGCATAAGAGCCTGAACAAACTGCTCTACGCCGTCCAGTCGATTAGACTCCACATTATTGATTGCGTCCAGAAGAGGGAGGACGATTTCAAAAGCACCCAAACGGGCTTTGTTTGCCGGGTACTCAATGATGGGAATACCCAAATACTGTTCCTCGCTCCGCCTGATTGCCCAAGTGTTTTCCACCTCATAATAGTGGTCGGCGGTGTAACAGCTAAAGACCAACACTCCATCGTCTTTCAGGATATATTGAACACCCATCATGGCGGGATTGCCCAAGGCCGTGGAATAGACCACAAAGGAATAGCGAGGGTCAAGCGTGAAAATCTCAAACGGAGCTTCGTCCTCTTCCACATCAGCCGCACCATCGGGAAGAACCATGCGGTAGGAAGTTCCACAAATGTGCGACCAATCAGCCAGCTCCTTATCCTTTGCGGCCTTATCCTCAGACAAAGCATAATCATTGAGCTGCGTGATTTTCTTGGCAATTTTCTCGTCATCCCCACGACTGACATACTGGACAGGCTCACCCATCAGATAGCCAACCTTGAAAGATACGATTTCATTGGCTCGGTTCTCAACGACTTTGTTATTGATTTCAGGCCGAACTTCTTTCTTTCGGTAAAGAACCGGCTGATCTCCCTTGTAGTATCGGTACAGATAACTAATATCTGCCTGGTTCATGAGGTGAATGAACAGGGCCTTTTGCAGAACATCAATGATGTTATTATCGTTGATTGCGGCCACATCGGTATAAATCACCCTGCGACCAAATAACGCTCTGCCTCCCATTCATGTCACCTCCTATCAAAGAGCCATTTTATCATCTTTCATGATAGCATAATATCCAATGCTTGTCAATGAATAACTCTTTATAATACCATTGGATATTCTATTTTTCAACATGGCCGCTTGAAGATTTCGATTTTCCCTCCGGCCAGCATACGAATTTCGTTTTCCAGAAGAGCCAGGGAGTCAGGTGCGTCATCGTGTGGAACCTTGCCGCTTCGGGTATAGGTGGTCAGCTCCTTCATGAAATTCCAATACTGACTGCCTCGTTTATAAGTGGCCGGGTGCTTAAAATAGAAGTTCTTCTTGATGTTGTCGGAGGCAAATTCAATTCGAGTCTGTTTATTTGAAATCGTCCGCTTCGTTCTGATACCGATGGAGTACCCTTGCTGCCGAATGATTTCTGCCACATCACGGGCATAATATTGACCTGCATTGTTGGCCTCAAAAGTAGCAGAAGCGACCCTGTTGGAGATCAGGCACTTGGCACACTCCGGTTTTGTTACCTCTGCGGGAGCGTCATCAAAGACCACATCGACAATATAAACCTCGGTGCCGTAGATGACGGCCACCGGGAGGGAGGTGGAGTCCGAACCACTCTCAGCAGTATCGCCTACGGCAATGATGGTGTCCGGCTCCCGGTCAGGAGGCAGCTCAAAGAAATAATTCAGTTCATCCTTGTTGAACAGAAGACCCTTGGCCTCAAAAGGCTGTTGCTGGAACTCACTCTCAAACTGCTCGGCGGATAAAAGTTCCCTCTGCTCCCGGAAATATGCCGTGGTAAAAATCTTCTGGCCCTCTCGCTCATACTCATAATTACTCTCGTCCGTGATTAGATCGAGAGCCGGAATTTCAATGGCTTTCCAAGGCCAATTCTCCTGCGCCGCATATTCCTGGACACGCCCAATAGGGTCATAGATGGAGTATCGAGTACCAGTGAATACCATGGGCGTACCCTCAATGGCTCGGCCCATAATATCGCCGGAAATCACTTCCCATTTATCATCAAGCCGCTGGCGGTTCTTTGCCTCTTCACGACCCTCCACACAGTCATCCAGATAAAGCACATTCGTAGCCTCGGACAAACCTACCTGACGAGCATCAATGGAACGGCACATGATAGTAGGGAACCGGGACTTGGATTTGAGGTTGATGATCTTCGTGTCCGCTCCGGTCTGCACCAGACGGGCATCCGGGAATACATCATAGAATAGATACTCATTCGGAACTATCAGATATTCTAAGCACCCATTATAGAAGCTCTTTACAAGGTCATCACCGGTTCCCTCCATCAGTGTAGAGCGGTCAGGGAATTTGCCAGAGAGCATATTAACAAAATTGATACCTGTTTGTGACTTTCCCGCTCGTTTCGGCATGGATATTGTTAAAAGACGCAGCTTTTTATCAAGAATATCTTGGAAGCCCTGTACCATGGGTTTCAGATAATGCCTCCGGGGAGCATAGAACCGCTTTTCCGGCTTCCGGTCAAGCTCAATATAGGTCATAAAAGCGTCAAAATTATGGGGAGCGTCAAACAGGAGGCTCTTCCTCCATGCTTCATAGAAATGCTCCGCCTCTTTCGGAGAAGTTCTGCGTAACTGCTTGGCCGAGAGAACCCGCAACTCTTTACTGACCTCGTGCGCCGCTTGAAAATCTTCCGCTTCCCACTGGCGGCAAAGGGATAACAGGTCAATGTAGGCGGCATGATCTTCCGGCTTATTCCCAATGTGCCGTTTAATACTGTCTGCCAGCTTCCGATAATCCATAAAAATCACCTCAAATTCCTCCGGCAAGCCGGAACGCTTCATACGTTTTCGGAAACTGGATGGCAAACCAGTCAACCATTTCCTCGTTTTTGGCCCACGCTTTATCCGGGGCAAAGCTATTCCACTGTAACCCGGACTCATTAAGGAAAGCGTGAACCAACTCATGTCTGATAGTACATTTCTCCATACGCTGAATGATTTCTTCCTGAGCCTCAGCCCAATCCGGGGTGCTTCTGAGATTGAGAATAACGATCTCTTTGGTGTTGTTGTCACAGTAGCCACCATAGTTCATCTTCCGCATGAACTCGTCCTGGTTATAATTGACTCGGCGCAGATTATATTTCGTACCCAGTACATCAATTTTCATAATGACCTCCCTCAAAAAAAAGAAAGGGGCTACCGGATTTCTCCGATAGCCCGTATTGGCTGTTACTCCCGCCTTTGCGTGAGCCTATTTATTCTTTGTTCCTCTCCACGATGGCCTGTAATTTACTCGCCAAATGGAGCCACATCTTCGGAACTTTATTGGAGATTGTTCCGTTGCTCGGAACCGGACACTGATACCCGGAGCCGTCTTTCAGGAGGATTTGCAGAAAGAACCCGTCTGGTATTTCATGTACGATGGTGCTGGACTTTGACCCCGCTGTAATCGCTCCGGTCACGACTCCAACCCCTCCGGCAATCGCACCGCCTACAATAGCCCTTGCTATTGCCCCGGTCTTCTTGGTCTTAGTATGCGTTTCTTTGACGATATTTTTAACAATGGTATAGGAACTTATATCCCGATAGGAAATCAGCTTGTCGAAAAACATCATAACCTCGTTATCATCACTGAACATGATGTTGGCATTAGGATTATAAATGTTCTTTCTCCAACCCTCTGTCCCAAAGATTTGACACCGCTCAAACAGCCTTGCCGTTTCCAACTCCTTTCGGGCCAACTCCACTTCGTACAGATCAGGATTACATTTTGCCATCAACTTATCCAGCCTCTTTTGCGCTTTGGCAATATTTTTCTCATTACTGTAATTGTCGTATTGTCCCATGAGATTACACCACCTTTCGCACTTTCTCATACCATGTAGGTCTGCTGATACCAAGTTGACGGCAAGCGTCATTCACCGTAACCAGCCCTTCTTTCTGTTTTTGCACCAGGGCCTTAAATTCATCCGGGTCAATCTCATAAGCAGGGCGACCAAACCCCCTTCCTGTTTTGGCAGATACTTTTCTCCCTCCAACTACTGGCATAGCGGCTATCCCCTCAGCTTGACGCTTCCGTATCTTCTTCCTCTCCTGTTCTGCCATTGCTCCCATAACTTCAATCAGAATGTTATTGACCATCTCGCCAATCCAATCCTGCCCATGGAAGTCCATCAGCGTGGTAGGAACATCAAACACCCTGACAATAATACCATGCTCCTTGAACCACTCCAACTCAGCTTTGATTTCCGCTTTATTCCGTCCAAACCGGTCTAATTCTTCAACCAAAATTTCATCACCGGGAACCAAGATGGATTTTAGCTTTAAGTAATGTTCCCGGTTGAAATTCTTTCCGCTTTGCTTATCGGTGAAGATATGGTCATCGTCCAGATCAGGAGCATAGGCTTTCAGAGCGGCAAGCTGACGAGCAAGGCTCTGGTCTTTGGCTGACACCCGGCCATAGCCATATTTCATTTAGACTCACCCTGTTCTGAGTATTTGTAATCTATAAATTTCTCTTCCTCAGACAAATTAAAATCATCAGCGTCCCAATTTGCAGAACAAGTACCATCGAATACATTTTCACAAGCGGCAGTCATTACCTCCATAGGGCCAGAATTTGACCTTTTGGTTCTCTTCGACAGCTTACCGCTTTTAAGAACAACTCGGTCATAACTGAACTGCCAATGGTCAGATACTATGATATTGCCGCCACAAAGAGGGCAACAGCTTATTTCAGTGCCATATTTCACTTGCTATCACCGCCTGACCCCAATAGAGCGTCCAGGTCATACTTCGGGTCTTCCTTCTGGTCAATCAGAATTTGGTCAGCTCTGCGGACTCCGGGTTTTCTCTCCTGAATGACCACTTCATAACCCAGGGCGGACAGCATTTCGACTGCGCTGTTGAAGGATAGGTTAGTGCTTCTCAGCCGAGAGCTGATTTCATTGCCACGCTCTTTACCAAGAGCCTTTGCCATGGTCAGAAGAGAAACATTTTTCGCTTTCATCAAATCTCGGATAGCCTTGTTGATATACATGGTAATCACCTCTTGATGACACTATACACTGAATTTATTTTGTTGTCAATAGGGGGGGTGAAAATATTTTGTTACTGAATAAGATTTGTAACTGAATGAAGTTTGTTAGGAATAAAGCCTTTTTATTTTTGTGGGAATTTTCGCCACTCACCCCGGCCCGGTGGCGGTAGATATATCCCCCGGCCCCGGTATCAAGCAACCCGCCCCGGCTGCACCCTGAAAAGCATAAAAGAACCGCCCCGGAATGAACCAGGGCGGCAAACTTATTTATTTAATTTCATCAATTCAAGAATTATTTGAACCAGTGAAAGCAAGATCAGCAAAACTATATACACATTTACACCGCCTTATATTGAGGAATACGGGTATAACCTTCAAACACATAAAGAACCAGATCAGAAGGGGAACACCCCTCAACGGCTGCAAGCTCTTTTCTAATGCCCTCTTCATCTTGAGCCGTGATATATACACTATACCCGTTAATATTAAGGGGGCTATCTGTATCGGGGTTAAATTCTCCATCGTCTATAATCCACTCTGAACCCATGTTAAAATATTCTATTTCAAAAGCGGCCAACGCTTCCCGGTTCCAATCATCCACGGAATAAAAAATCTCGTTCCAATCACTCTGACAGCAACCCCGGATAATTTTCCAGCCCCATTTTTTCCCGTCCACGATAGAAAGAACCCGGCAAAAAATATTGTTTGTTTCAGCTCTACTACATTGTGTATAAGCCTTTACAAGCCCTTGCAAGGCGGTTATATCGTCCTGGCTATATTCACCCTTGGAGGGCGGTAAAAATTCCTCTATGGCCTCTTGTGCGCTCTCGTAAAAGGCGGAATAATAACCGCCTGTTTCAAGGTCTTCTAAAGCCTCTTGTAAATCGCCATTATCAAGGGCGTTTTCCACTAATGTAAAAACCGCCGTTTTTCGTTCCTTAAAATCCCGATTGCCACAAACAACCATATTTTCAGGAAACAACCCATCTTCAAAAAGTAAACTTTCTTGAAATTCCGGGTTTATCTGTTTGGCGTAAATTTTCATAGCTGCACCGCCTTTACATAATAGGCCGGGTAATATCCAATTTCATAATTGCAGTTATACCTACGAAACGCATTTACTACCGTTTCAAATTCTCTATTACGGGGAACAATGGTATTAAAACCATCATTCCCAATATGGGGAAATTCTTCTTTCTGACAATCAACATAAACGCCCCACACATTGACCGGTGACACCTTGCAAGCGCACAAGCGAATAATTTCCCCGGTATTATATCGCTTTTCCGCTTCTTTCTTGCTAATACGAATATAGCCGCCTATTTCAATATTTCGCATGATATACCACCCCTTAAAACAACCGGAATAAATTAGAAGAGCGAGCTAAAATAACTCCATATTCCCCTGTCACTTTATCCCAAATCAAACCGCCGTTCATGCCATAAATTCCCCGGCTAACTCCTATTTTCTCATACCTTTTTGGCAGTGTGTCCGGGTCAACCTCTGTTAAATCACGGGCCAGCCCTAAACGGACATACTCTTTTAACTGTTTTCTTGTGTATTGCTTCATCGTCCCGCCGCCCCCTTTACTAATTCTTGATAGATTAAATGAGTTAAAAGCCGTTCCGCCTGTTCTTCCGTGTATTGCGCTCTTTCCCGCTCCGACTGCTCCAAAATGTTTCCCAGGTCAACCACGGCGGAACGGTTATAGTAATAACAAGTATCTAACACACTGGGCAAGCCCTGGCACCAGTCTATAAATACCGCTTCATTAGTAAAACCTTTTGCCGCCTGATATTCCGGCGAATAGTATTTTTCACTGGCGTGAACTTCAAGAATAAATCGGGCCACATTTTGAAAAGTGCAAGGGCCGGTAAAATCATACCCGCACGGCTCGAAATGGTCTAAAATATACTGCCTTACATTCTGGCGAGCTTTTTTATTTATTGTCTTCATTGTCTTTTCTCCCTTCTCTTTACCAGTCGAACCAAACCGAAAATATTTTCCCGATATTCTTTTAACCGCTTCATTGCTTCGACCCTGGTATATTCACAATCTTCAATCTCCCACCCGTAACCGTAATTTGTTTCAATGTCCCACCGGTCAACGGTTTTTCTAACATACGCCATTTATACCGCCCTTCTTTCTGCATCACTGAATATCTTTTGTGTCTTTAATATACACTGAATAAATTCAGTTGTCAATAGGAAAATACAAAATATTTTCAGTGTTTTCTATACATTATAAAAGAGTAAAGAAAAGTACACTTTTCCAGACAATCGGCCCAGGCTGCGCCAGATCAGCCAGGAGCCAGAGGCCAGGGCGCAAAAGAGCCGCCGATCTCCCAAGAAGAGAGGTCGGCGGCTTCCACATAGTCGCAGAGGTGGCCTGGATAGTCGCAGACCTTCGAGCGGGATAGTCGCAAAGTTGTGAGCCATAGTCGTGAACCAAGTCACTCGTCTGTATCATAGTCGCTGGCAGTAGCTTCCAAATACTTCTGTTGAAGCTCTTCCGGGGGAGTCACCTCGCCAAGCTGGTTATTCGGGGTCAAAACCACTTCCTGCTTGTCCTGATAGCCGAAATGGTTCTTCATCAGAAAGATCGCCGTGACGGGGTTGACCTTCCCGTTCTGTGCGTAATCTTCCATTTGTGCGTTCAAAAATTGATACGCTTTTTTTATAAGGTCACGGCTTGCGGGGGGTAAATAGTCGCTGTCAATACCATTAGCCCATGCCCACAATGTTTTCCTGTGTACTCCAAAAGCCAAAGCCAGTCCCGCAACGCTCGGCTTCATATCATCCTCAGCACAAATGCTTAGATACATTCCAATACGCTCTTTGACCTGGGCAGGTTCCTTCATATCCACATTGGGCCAATCCCACATCTTCATGGAATGTTCAATATATCTACGATTATCGCCCGGTTCAGCATGGACACTCATAGCTTCCGTCCGATCAGGTCGCTTGTTCCCACCAGTCCCCTTCGGACGGCCACGCCCTCTCTTCGGAGTCAATTCTTCACTCATATTCAGCACTCCTTCACTAATTATTTTCAGTTAGACTTTAGTGAGTTTAGTGACCCATTTTCGATTTTTGCTATAAATCTCTCTATATATCACTCTCTATGGAGGGTTTATACAGAAAAATATAGAAATAGCGGTCAAAAAATGCCCTTAAAGCCTTGCGCCACAAGGGTTTCCGGTAGTGGCCGATTATTCACCAAAAAAGTCACTAAAACGCACCAAAGGCCAAAAGTCGCAAATATATTCAGTAGGCCACTAAATATATTCCTCTCATGCCGGGAACAAAACTACGGTTTTCGCTCCATCCTTTTGAAGCCACTCAAAATAGGCGATTTTGTCTACCCGGCACCCTTCTTCAAACGGGTTATCAGTATTGCAAATGACCATTTCCACAGAAGCGTCTTCGGGAATATTGGTTAACTTTGCTTTCAGTTCTTTCACGGTCATATTTCTTCCTCACTTTCACTCGCAGAGGTATCGTCACCTTGCATGGAAGCTCGTATAAAAGCCTGGGTCAAGATCATGGCTTCTCCGGGAGTTGCACCGGCCTGAATGGTGGCTCGGTAGAAGAGGATGCCGGTTTCAGCCAGAACACCGATTGCCTTATACAGCTCCTTGAACTTGTCATTATTACTCATTACGGCTATCTCCTTTCTCGCACCGGAGAGAAATCATTTTCTCTCTGGTCAGCTTATCTACTACTCTCCCAATCTCAAAGTAACCGGACATAGCCGCCAGTCGTTCCAGATTTTTTGCGGTCTGTGCTGTGACCAAGATGGACATACGGCGCATATTTTTCTTGTTCATGAAAATCATCCTTCCTGGGAGTTTTTCAAGCAAAAGTCGTAGAAAGCAGCTAAATGGTCAGCGGCCTCTTTCATTTCCTCATAGGAGGCAATGTAGGTCTTGCACGATGTTCTATCAAGAGCCGCAATAATTTTACCTATTTTCTGGAAAAGGAGAACTCTCTCATTTTCAGTGTTCATTTCAGGAACCGGAAAGAGAAAAGCCGTTTCTTTTGTGTAAAACTCCGTACCGTCTTCGCATATCACTTTGGTTTTCTTGGGTGTAACACGCTTGATGGTATAGGGTTTATACAAGGTCAATCCCGTATAAACATTCCACCCATAGGTGATATTTCTCGGAATACACACTTGCATACCGGGTTTAAGATCATTGATAGGAATAGAAAGTTCAAACTCATTTCTCTTGTAATAGGCCATAAAATTACACTGTTCCCTTCATACGAATGTCCCGGTAGGTGGGATAGCCAGAGTAGACGGTCTTACCTCCATGCCATTCCGGGTGAGCTTCCATGTCGGCATTAAACCGCTTTGCGCTACACACAAAATAGCCGTTGGACTTACACCAAATCTTGTAAGCGTCATAGAGCGTCTTAGCTCTGGTGTAGGCACCTCCGGCCTTTTCACACCTTTCTTCTAAGAACTGCAATACCAAGTCATTGTCTTTCTCATACTGCTTGACTACCTGACGCATAGCCGGGGACATTTTCAGTCCGAACCGCTTATATTTGAAGTAGCCCTCCAAGAGCCAAGTGAAAATGCCACGCATGGCCGCCTGGGTCTGAAATTCACTTTTGAGGTTTTTATCCTGCTCGTCTTCGGTGAAGTGACGGTTGAACTCCACCACCCGCACACGGTCAGAGGCAAACAGGCTCTTGTCATTGACAGAGGGAAGGTCGTTACAGGACAGCCAGAGAGTGAATTGGGGGAGGAAAGTCGTAGTAGCTTCGTAGAGGTTCCGGGCCTTGATCTCTTCTCCACCGGTGAGCTGTTTGATTGTTTCTTCGTCCAGCTTGCCATACTGGTTGCTCTCCGCCATGGTCACAAATCGCTTACCTTTAAGGGAAGCCAGCATGGGGTTCGCTGCCTCTGCGTTCTTTGACCGGTCAGACTTGCAGATAATGGACACGGGGGACACAGAAGCGTAGTCGCCCAAGAGATGATGAATGGCACTCAACATGGTAGATTTTCCGTTGCGAGTGGTCTTACCGTGAAGGATGAACATACACTCTTCATTCGCCATACCGAGCATTGAATAGCCCAGGGCCTTTTGCAGATATTCAGCCTTGTCCGGGTCATTGCAAGTGACCTCTGTAATAAACCTCTCCCACCGCTCACAGCGGGAGTCTTGCAAAGTATAGTCGAAATTGGTCTGCATCGTCAGGAAGTCCCGCCAATCATGCTCACGGAACTCCATCTTCTCCATGTCGTAGGTTCCATTCAGGCAGTTAATGAGAAAAGGATTTGCGTCAAACTCTTCTGCCGTAATCGGCATGACGCTGGCAGCATCCTTCATAAGCCGGTCACGGAAACGCCGGTCGCCCATTTTTACGATAAACTTCATATACTCCCTGCGGCGATCTTCGTTGTCAATCTCTCCGCAGTAGAGAGCCATAAGGCGGCAAAATTCCTTGATTTTCTCAGCTACCAACAGGGAGCCAATATCCTTCCTCCATGCTCCCTTAGAATAGGTGTACCAGCACTTTGCTTCCGGGCAAAAGCGGGTATCATTCTGGTAGCACTCGGAAAACAGCTCTGCCATACCAGACTCGTCCCAGGAATAGCCGGTGCCGCTGATCTGGTGGCTCCGCTCCGGCTTGGCCTCTTTGATGTAAAACATCTTTCGGGACAGGTCTTTATCCATGATGTACCGGCCATTGGAGAGCTGAAAAAGTTCCTGCTCTTCCGTGGTCATAATTTCATCGGCCATTTCTCGTCACCTTCCTCATTGCCTTTGCTATTACCAGCACCGAACAAGCCTGAGCGTCTTCATCCCACCACGCACACTTCTCTTGACAACAATGCAGGACTTCGTCCGTGGAAGCATTGAGAGGGCAATATTGCTTATTCTCCATCTGTTACACCCCCCCCATAGAAGAAAGCGTTTCTCAGGGCCGTGTCGATATGGGACATGATCTGAGGCGGTAAGGTACAGACATATTTCCAGTCTTCGGTAATGTCGATAACCCGTACCTGTTCACACTCGACCATACTTTGCTCCAAGTTCTCCCATACAAAAGCAACATGGGTGGGCATTTCCAGCCGCTTCATTTTTGTGGTCAGAGGGACTACAATACTGGTGGGAGAGAACTGGTTCCCCATGTTATTTTGAACGATGACCCAGGGCCGCTTGCCTCCCTGCACATGGCCGGAGGCCGGGATAGGTACATCTATAATGACAACATCTCCACGCTGATAAGGTTTCATGAATTACCTCCTATATCTGGTAACTGAATTTACAATGGTTTCAATCTCCGAACGGGGAAGAGGCGGCTTGCAAGCCTGAGTGTTGGCATACAGCAGCTCTTTGTAAATCTCCGCTTTGGAATATCCCTGATTGTGCATCTGACCGGCCAGAGAAGTCAAACTCAGGTTCCGGCTCCCGGTAGTGATTGCGGGATATTCTGGTTTTAGAGCGATTTTCCCCGGCTCTGGCTTTCGGTAGATTGGGGAATAAATGCGTTGTGGAGCGGAGGAACCGGCACCTTCTTTCGGAACATCAGGAAAATACTTGGAAACGATATAATCAATCGCTTCTTGATTTTCAATGATCTCCGAATAAATAATGACTTTTCCGGTCATAATGAAGTACCGGCCACTCCGATAAATCTCCACCCCGGCTCGGTTGTTACGACCTTTGAAGGGGAGAGAGCCTTTCAGCAGAATGTGTACCCCTCTTCCGCTGCGGCTCTTCTCCGTATAAGAACCGCAATGGCTGATAATGTCAGAGGCCAACGGGTTCAATAGTCCTTCTGAAAAACCGTCATCAATGTCAATCCCGATTAGTCCATCGTCATTGAACACATATCCGATGCCGTCATAGATGCCGTTCGCCACATTCAGCACAGCACAATCAAAAGTTCCCCAAGTATCAGGCAGCACAGAAGAGGCAGCTTTTTTTTGGCCGGTCTGCATGGGAACCTTGCTGCTATTCCAGACATTGACCCATTGGGTCTTTTCTTTCAATTCAGAGGGTATTTTTTCATACATGACGGCACCTCTCGGTCATTCAGGTTTCATAAGGGGAAGGGAGCGACCAATCCCATGTTTCTCCGCCTTTGTAGGCATTTCTGAAATAATTGTGTTTGCCATCTCCGCTGAACCAGAGATAGTCAGAAGGTAAAACCCGCCCCGTATTAGTTTCCCCATCTTTTTCCGCATACCATCGGGTAAGAACATCTTCGCACAGGGCTTTAATTTCATCATCAATCGGGTTATCTGCATCATACCCGATGAATTGATAAGGAGCGGTAATTACCGTAGTGATTGAACCATATCCCTGATCGACACGGTTGAGCGCACACCACACACAAGCGGCCTTTTCCGTATCAGACGGTACACCCCTGGCCTCTCCCCATACCATCTTTGCCAGCACATCAACCTCTTCCTCGCTCCAAAGAGGAACAGTGGGTGTGGGTTCCGGTGTAGTGACTTCAAGCACAGGAAGCTCAGGAAGTTCAATGATTTCTGTTTCCGGCTTGGCAGAACAGGAAGATAGGAGAACCAATGACAGCAGCAGTACCGGAAGCAGCTTACTCATTGGTGGTTTTCCTTTTCTTCGGAGAGGTCTTGGTGGCGAAGAAATACTTGTTATCCACGCAAACCGGATAGCCGGGAAACCTATTGCTGGCTCTCTTGGTTCCCTCGTTGTAAATCTTTTCCGCAGTTTCAAGCGGCATTTCGCCGGTGACATGATCTGCACCGGCGACCATGATATACGGAACTTTCCCGTTATTGTTCACGAATGTCATGAATACTTCCCCTTTCTCTGTTCCATGCCTCCACATCGACACCAATCTTTTTCAGTTCTTCTTTGCAGAGCCATGTGTAATCGTCCGGCATTTCGTAATGTTGAATAAGCCGGTCATGTTCCGCGGCAAAGGCTTCATAAAAGCGTCTGAGCCGCTTAGGGCCAAAGCCCAGATGAACCGCAAGGGTATAGAGAACCATTGCGTCAATGTCATCGGTATAGCGTTTGTCCGCTTCGATGATTTGCCGGTTGATCTCCATTTCCATGGCCTTTTTCTCTGCGGCGGTGAAGACTGCTCCGTAAACCTTTCCTCCGGCCTTTTTCACAATCATGGTTCATACCTCGAAGTCTTCAAAGAAAGCCGGGTATCGGGCCTGCATCTCAACCAGGAGCATCTTTGCGACCTCTCGCATATCCGGGTGTGCGGCAGGAGCGGTACGGAGCCGAAGGAAGTGCCTCCATTCCCGCATATTGGCCGTCATGACCACCTCGGTCTTCGTGCTGTTGGGAAGAACAGACCGGGCCTCCTGCGGAGTACAGCCGAAGTCAAGCATATTGAAATAGGCTTCTTCTGCTTGGGAACAAGCCCAAAACCAGTGTCGGTAAGCCGTACCGTCTTTATCAAGGGAGCAAGGCTTGATTACCGTAATTTCAGAACCAAAGTTCTCTTTGCCGTAATTGCAATAGCGGGTACTTTCCTGGCAGTAGGAGGCCAGTCTGTGCCGAACAATCTCATGGCTCACACCTCTATCACAGGTAAAGCGAACACTCACGCTGCCATGCTCAATGACAGCCTCATGACCTCGCTTCAAGATGTTCTTGACAAACTTTTCTGCGCTGTCCCCGGTAATCTTGCTCTCGGACTTATAGCAAGTGCGTCCGGCCAGCTCAATCAGAGAGAGAAGGTCAGAATAGGCGGGAGGATTGATAAGCTCCACTTTAGGTTCAATGATCTTCATGCTCAGACTCCTTCCACATGGCTTGCCAGCATATCCGCTTGGTGCGTCCACAGCACATTAGGATAGAGGTTGACGGCTCTGGTGTAATCGTTCCACTCGGACTTGTCGGTAAAGGCTCCCATGTGATACCTGATACACAGAACCTCTTCCTCAGTCAGCTTGTAGAACTGGCTTAGAAGCATGACCGACTTATCACCGTGGCCTTTGAGAAGCGTGTTAGGATTATGCTCCCAAGAGAGTTTATCGAAAATGAACTGCTTCTCCCCGCCAATATAAATTGTGTCTTTGACAGGATGACGGTACAGGTCGATTTTGCAGAGGTCATGGAAGATACCCACCAGATAGGGAGAACGGCAGTCCTTCCATTTCAATTCCAATCTCTCAGTCAGGCCGGCCAAGTGTTTTGCTACGGATAGAGAGTGGTCAAACAAGCCGCCCTCATAGTTACCGTGGTACTTGGTCGAAGCGGGAGCGGTGAAAAAGCCATTGATAGTGAGATAGTCCAAAACCTCAACCGTAGCCAGAGGGGTTCCGTCCGGCAGACGCATGAAGTTTAGGAACTCAGACCGGCGATCTCTTTCGGTCATGACCCAGCACCTTCTTCCTGATCTAATCTGTCGGAAAGCCGATTAACTTTCTGTTTTTGCCAGTTTCTCACTTCACAGGAACATTTGAAAATACACTTAATTTGGGCCAGCATAATTTCCACATCAGCGATTTCTTCTGCGATATGCTTCACATCGGTTTGCCCTCTAAGGTGTTTGCAGAGTTCCTTTTGCAATTCAGACATTTCCTCGAAAAGCATATTGATTTGACTATTTACGCCGTAATGTTCAACGGCTCTGCTGATAACTGAATACTCACTCAGCGTCATGGTCGGAAACCTCCATTTCCAGCACCGTCATAATGGCATAATTGGCAAGGTCAATCAGGGTGTCCCGAATGGACTCGTCATTTACCTTCTGTTCCCCACTTCGGGAAAGAGTCTTAAACCGGTTAAACTTATCGCCCAACCTGATACGAGCCATTGCCATACCCTCTTCAACAAAGGTCTGGTGGAAGCTATCACCGTAATCATGGTTCTTCCGGGCATAGAGGCCGTTGATTTCCTCACAGATTTCCCGGTGCCTTTGAACCTTTGTCTTTGTTGTGGTCAAAGTATCTTATCCTCACTTTCCACATATTTTTCAACAAACCATTGGCGAGGGAGAGCGGAAATTTAGCCGCCCTCCCTCGTCCATAATCAGCCAAGAAGGGCCATCAGGTCACTCTTAGATTTAGGGGCCGCAGTAGCCGCCTGAGCGGACGCAGGAGCGGTTTTGGGAGCCTGGGTGGGTGAGGGTGCCGCCTGTTCATCCCACCCGTCAGAGGGCCGCTTATCGGCCAACCGAGCGAAGGTAATGGTCTTGTCCGGCTTGTTCTTGTTCGGTTGAACATCATGCTCAATATCACACTCGATGAAGTGACCCACAAGGTCTTCATGGTCGATTTCGGTAAGCTCGAAATCCTGCAAGGCGGTTTTCGCAAAATAGCTGAACGCATTAAGCGCACCTTCGTTCGGAGAGCCGTCAGTTTTCAGCAGGGAAAATCGTTCGATGTGCTTGGCTCCGCTTTGCGTCTGCATGGTAATTTCCAGCTTGCCAAAGGCTTCCTTATAGCTGACCCCGGTAATTTTGAAGATATGGGTTCCTTCCGGGATAAGGGAAAACCCATCACTCAAACCAATTTTAGCCATCTTGTTTGTCCTCCTTAGACTTCATCATTGACGGGAAAGATGATGCCCACAAGTTCCTCGTCATCTCCGGGTAATTCCGGGAAACTCTTTACCAGCAGGGCTTTTGCGACATTGGAATTGGTGTCAATGTCGTAGGCATAAAGGATTTCACAGGTGTCTTTCCGCTCAATCAACTTCCAGTCATCGTTGCTGATCTTGATAGAAATGTCACCAGCCTGGGTCTTATAGACCCGAATACAATCCTTGATGCCGCCATCGGGATAGGGCATGATTGCCTCAGACAGAACCGCATAGTCTGTATGACCAATCTGGTCAATCATCTTGTCAATGGCCTGGGGCATATCCTGAATAGCCGCAGCGGTCACGCTTTTCACCGTAGTGGGAATGAGCATCATAGCCGTGGGGGAGGCCAGCCAGCGGTCAACAAAGGGTAGGTCTTCAATCCCTCTCTTATAGATCACTCCGCTGGAAGCCAGAGATTTCACAAAATTCTTAAACTTCATCGGTCATCCCTCCTTAATTGCTTTCGGCAGCAACCGGTAGCTGTCCTCGGTGGTACTGTACTTATCCAAAACCCCGTCCGCTTTCATAGCGTCCTTATTGATTTTGGTAGTGGTACTCTTGCTGACTTCCCAGGTATAGGCAGTACCGGCGATAGACACCTTTTTGTCCCCCTCACGGAACTGCTGAATAGCCGCCTTTTTAATCATATCGGTCAGGGTTTTGTACCGCTTCTCGTCATCGGAAACCTCGGCGGCATGAGCGTCCAGCTTACCTTTCAGCTCTTCGGCTTCTTTCACCAGAGCCTCTAAGTCGGTTTCAGGAGAGAGATTGTTGGTACGGAGAGCGGCCAGTATTTCAGCGTCCTTTTTCTCGTCATAGGCCGGAGAGAGGCCGCTTTCCACATGGTCTTTCCACCACTTCAAAGCCGGTTTCACATACCGCTTCTCGAAGTCCGGGTAACGCTCTGACACTTTGAAAGGCCGAGTGATTGTGTTGACGGAACTGCATACGAAGTTCTCAGGGTGTTCATAATCACCGGGTTCCAGGAAGGAGGCCACCATTATTACGCTGTCTACGCCCAAGAGATACGCATAAAGGGCGGCTTGGAGGGCATAATATTCAGGAATATCTTCCGCCCAATCCTCTACACGCTTGGAGGTTTTCATTTCCAGAACGGTTGTAGGCTTGCCATCTTTGCCATGCAGCAGGTAGTCCCACATACCACCGAGTACCGGCGTATCAGAGAAGAAATCACCGAAGGTCTTCTGGAAATAATTCTCGCCGTAAATATCGGTTGGAGTGACCAGATTGCTCATGAAGTAGGTGTTCTTCATGTATTCCGCCTGTTTCGGCTCGATGGTCTTACCGGCAATGGTATAAATCGTGTCCTCGAAGGGCTTCTGGTAGGTACGGGTGATCTCACACCAGACCTCAAAGGGAGTAGACCAAGGATTGAGGCCGAGAATGGTAGCGAACCGGGTAGCGGTCAGCTTCTTAGGACGCTTGGGCGGCACAATCTGAATTTTGTTGTCAAGCCATTCCATGATTAACCCCCCTGAGTGTCATACGCCGAGAGCATATCCCGTACACCGGTAATGAGCTGGTCGCACACATCAGCGGTGATCTTGGTGAAGCCCTCAGTCTTTACGGCCACATTCTGCACAAAGCTTTCCTGCTCTGCGTCCAGCTCCATGAGCTTTTTCAGTTCCGCTTTCAGCGTGGCAACCTGTTCTTCACTGGCGGCACCCTCCGGGGCGGAAGTCAGCTCGGACTTGATTTCCTGACGCTTCTCAGCGGTCACAGGAGCCTTTTTTGCGCTCTTAGGGGGAGAGGGAGGTGTCTGAGTATCTTCATCTGCACCGGAGGTATTGTCGATGCTGTCAGCCTCGATAATGTCAAGAACGAGCTGCCACAAATACCGGCGCATATAGGTGATAGAACTGCCCAGGGCTTGCATTTCGTTCGTCACAACCTTGCCGCTGTTGGAGATGATAGGGGCGATCTGCGTGAAGGGAGCCTCAAAGGTAATAGGCTCTTCATCCCGATCATCACAGTTGAAAACTTTGGCAATGGCGTACTCCTTGCCGAAGGTGGGAGCCATCAGCAGACCCACTTCCGTGAAGATGGACTCGGCCACAGGAACAATGTCACTCAGCTCGAAGTACATGAACTCCAAGTGAATGTTTTTTCCGGTTTTCTTCACACCGGCTTGCAGGAACTTCAATCGGGCAATCTGCAACTTCCGGCAGATATTCATGCCGCTGTAATCAACGGCGGGTGCGGGGGTCTTTTTACTCTCGGTAGCCATTTTTCTTATACCTCCTGAAACTTCTTCAAAAACTTGTGAGAACTGATATACTCATTGATCTTCGCTCTCTGCTTACCCGCAGCCCTACGGCGGTTGAAAAACAACCGTCTGCGCTCTGCTCTACCAGGATTTTTCTTCATATTGAACCCTCCAATAATTTCAACAGATTTCTTTTCGTGACAGCGATAAGATTATCGCCGGTCAACATCTTCCATCGGAATTTGCGGTCTGTCGGCACAAGCCCAAGGTCTTCTGCTTGAAACCGAAGATCATAGTCACGCACCGTATGGCCGTCTGCCTTGAATGTGACCGGACTATCCCTATCCCATTTCAAAAGCAATTTCCAGAGGTCAGGGTAGGTTTTTCGCAATAATCGGAGCTGGTCTATTCCTTGATTGTGACAGAACCAACACCCCCCCTTGTTGCGGTTGTGTAAATCGGAGAGAGCAAGTCCCGCTCTTCACACCACTTCCGGCAGTAGGCTTCATCCCACCCGACTTCCACCAGGGGCATTTTGAAGCCGGGTTTAGTGTGACGCTCAATGCGTTCCGGTTCATCCGCAGCTATTCCGAGGTACTGCACAATATTTGTTTTTGCCCCTTGTGCAATGGGGCCAGTAGAAAACCCGGCGTTTGAGATCGCTCGTACACCAATTCCCCTTGATGATAGGGAAGCCGAGGATAAGACCCGTCTTTGAGCTTTTTGCACCATGCGCTGATTGTAAACGGGAACCCGTTGCAGATTTCGGAGTTTGAGTCGGCTGTTGCACCATGGAGCGAGGCGAGGTGGGAACCCGGCAATCGGAGATACCCCCCCCTCACCGAAACGATTTATCGTTGTTTCTTTTCTGATAGGAACATGGTAGAACAGTTTTTCATAAGTCAACTTCTCACCATTCCGAACTGCACATTGATGTTCTACTTCAACCCCATACCGCTCTCGAATGATTTTATCTGCATGAACCTTGAAGGAAACCATTGGCGGCAGATCAGCCGGAATATCATCCGTTGCCCACACTTCCGCATGAATGATACGGTCAAGCGGCCAACCAAGCTCTTCAATGGCTCCCAAGCAAGCTAAACTGTCCTTACCATAGGAGAGTGAAAGGACATACTCTGTGTTCGGTTCTCTTTCCAAGACTATCCCTCCAACAAAGCCGTCAGCTCTCGTTTGACCTTATTTACTCTCCGGGTATTCCGCTTAGGAGGCTTGATACCAAGGAAATCCCGGACATACCGTTTTGCCAGCCGGATATACCAGTCACGGTCAATCACCTCAATAGAGAGATGATTGTCATTGTCTACCACGCACCTTGACGGTAATCCGGCAATCTTCACGGGGTTTCCAGTCGAGAGGTGCATTTTGTAGAGCGTTCCCATACGGTGATTGTCCGTGGCATATACCCGGTTGACTTTCTGTACCACTTGTAATTCTCCATCCACCTCATGAAGAGCGTCACCATACTTACTCCCAGCCTTGGCGATCAGTTGGAAGTCCAGCAGCTTGTTACACTCCATGATAGTCTGCTCCACAGGAACTCCGTAGGCCAAACAGTCTTTGACCGCTCTGGCAACTACACAGGCGTTGTTATTGACATTGAACGCTCCTGCTGGTGCAATCCCTCGAACCAGAACCCCGCCTTTGATTTTGGGGTCGCCCTCAAACGGGACTTCCACATAATTGTTTACATCTTTCTGGCAGATCATCTTTATCAGGTCTTCTTCCAACTCAAAGCCGGTGCGTTGCTCCCATTCTCCGGTAATCTCTTGATACTTGGGAACATCGGAGTCATCAAGGCTGACCATGATGCCATCGGTGTTAAGCTGAATGATTTTCAGCGTAGGGCAATCCTGAATGAGATGGATAGCCATTTCAAGAAGCTGTAACTGTCCTGAGATACAGACCGAGCGGCCCATGAGGGGGTCATAGAGGTCGTTATACTTGTTCAACATGGCTCCATAGGTGGTGTTCAGCACCAGCTTTAGAGCATTGGCCGTAGCCTTGTCACCGGCCTTTTTTGCTTTGACCCGCCGCTCAATGGTAGCTGCATACACATCGGGAGAGGGAATATTCCGACTGCAATAGCCGTTTAAGATCATCTGGTGAGGGTAGTAGCTGGCGACATCTTTATTGCGAATGGAACGGGTTTTCGTAGCTTCCTCCTGGTAACAGGGAATGGCCCCATGAATACCTCCGTAGGCAATCGTGCAAGGGCAGTCACCAACCATGATTTCCAACTTCTCTTTGAACACCACCTCATTAGGGATGGTCATGTCTTTCAGCCGGTCAAAAAATGCAAATACCTCCTGCGGAATGTACTGGCGTAACAGAGTAGCCGGGTACTGATATTCCCGCTCGTCATAATGAGGTTTAGGCTCTGCGTCAAGGTAGGCAGCAGTCAGCTTGGCATTGGTCATATAGAGGGCCTTTGCCGGGTAAATACCTTTCTCTTTGCCCAGGGTCAATTTGCTGGACAGGTAGCCTTGTCGAAGGTCATCCAGCTTATCGGTTGCGTCTACATCATGCTTGCAGTAGAAGATGACCTCTTCCAGCTCTTCGGGAGTCAATGGTCTATCAAGATTGAAAGACACAGTGGTTTCCCGAATATCCATACCCAGGTGAGCTTCTATTGCTTTCAGGGACAATCCCATCTGGCAATCGTCCATGAGGTCGTATTGGTCAAAGTATATCCGGCTCTCTCGAAGATCAGGGTATTCCCATCCCTCATGGCCCTGGACGATAATGAAATCATTGACCACTTTCACCTCTTCCGGCGTATAGTCTGCCAAAACAGCTTTCAGAATGAATTGGTCATAGTGCTTGTTATTGAACCCGGCCAAAAGTGGCTCCTGTTCCATGAATTGTTTGACTGCTTCGTTGTCGTTGTGAATTACGGTGTACTCTCCGGTGGCCTTGTGTTTGAACACGAAAAGCCAATCAAAGGCAAACACCTCACAGTCAAAGATAAAAAGATTATCCACTCATATCGCCTCCCCACTGTTGGGCCATTGCTTGTGCAACACCCGGAAATGTTTTTGAACGAGTTTTTGGGTCACGCTCATTTCTCCCCTGAAATCTCCGGTAATTCCCATGAGCGTCTTTACAACCTCCATTAACATACGGGGTAACTCCTTCCCGAATAATATCGGTAGGGGTAAGGGGGGGAGGTTTTTAAGCCACAGGCAAGTCCGCTTCGTGTAAGGGTGTCCGAACCACCACGGCTGTATCGCTTGGGTATATTGCGGCAACTGGTGAATTTTTCCGGGTGTGGGGTTCTCAACACAAATTTTCTGGCAATCTGCTTCCAGAAACTTCATGAAAAACGCTTTGGCTTCAACGGCTTTCGCCATTCGTTCTTTATTGATTTCCCCTTTTATTCGCAATCGGACAGAACCTGCATTGGTCAGGTAGGTGCATGGAGGAAAAGCAATCAGCAAATCCCATGTTCCAACAATGGCGTGAAGATCACCGTCCATCGTAATAAACGGCTTATTGCCATT